CGCCCACGTAAATATATGATTGAGAAGTTTAAAAATATATTTGAAGGATTGGACCGTGCGCATGGTGTCACCATTGTGGGTGAATCAAATGGTAATGGTACAAAGGTAAAAGGTAAATCCTTTGTTAAGAGAGAACCAGTCACAAACGAATTATGGCAAAAACATTTAGATGGGATAGATAGTTTAGGTGTTATACCAATTAACGATGATAACAAATGTAAGTGGGGATGTATTGATATAGATTCATACGCAGGCTTTGATCATCAAAAACTTATAAACAAAATGAAATAAGATCTGTATTAGGTTACGGTGGATCAGAAGTTTTTCCTAAACAAAGAGAATTAAAATCGAAAGATGATACAGGAAATTTTTTAAACTTACCATACTTTAATTGTAGTAATACAACAAGATATGCCTTTCTCGAGAATGGCGAAGCTGCTAGTATAGAAAGTTTTTTTGAATTACTAGAAAGATATAAACAAGAAGACATAAGCACAATAGAAGTTAAGAGACCAGAGACACCATATTCTGATGGACCACCGTGTGTAGAACTTATGGTACAAAACAAAGTTACAGAGGGGGGTAGAAACAATGCATTATTTCATTATGGTGTATATGCAAAATCTAAATGGCCAGAAAATTGGAAATCTAAAGTAATAATGTTTAACGAATCAGCAATGGCACAACCATTGTCAGACATAGAAGTAAATATAATAACCAAACAACACGAAAAAAAAGATTGGGGTTATAAATGTAATGACCAACCTATGTGTAGTTTGTGTGATAAAAAATTATGTAAGTCTAGAAAGTTTGGTATAGGTCAAGAGATAACATTTCCTAATCTTACAGATCTACAAGTTGTAGCATTAGAAGAACCATATTATTACATGAACGTAGACGGTGATAGACTATACCTAGACTCTGCAAAACATTTAACAAACCAAAGTTTGTTTCAAGAAGAATGTGTTAAACAATTAAGATTTAATCCACCAACATTAAAAACAAATGATTGGAAAAAACTTACAAACATATTATTGGAGAATGCAGAAATAACAGAACCTGCAGAAGGCACAGGCACTAAAGACATATTACGAAATTATTTAGAAGACTATTGTTTAAACAGGATACAAAAAGATAAAATAGATGAAATAAAAACAGGAGGCACATTTACAGATGAAGGTTTTCACTATTTTGTATTTGATAATTTTTATAATAAATTTTTACTTAGAAATCATTGGAAGATACCCTATCAAAGAACATCACAAATGCTTCGAGATAATTTAAAATGTTTTACTAAACGTGTTACAAAAGCAAAGATATCAGTTTTTGTAGTTCCGCAATTTGATAAAAAAGAAGACAACTACAAAGAAAAAAGCTACGTAAAGAAATATAATTACTAATGACACATATAATTTTTGGACCACCAGGCACAGGAAAAACAGAAAAGTTAATAAGAAAAGTAGAAAGCTACGTACAAAAAGATGTGGACCCAGCTAAGATAGGATACTTTACATTTAGTAAAAACGCTACTGAAGAGGCTCAGAAAAGAATGTTTAAAAATTTTGGTTTGACGTTTGATGAGTTACCTTATTTTAGAACGTTGCATTCTTTAGGATTTAAACAGTTAGGGTTTGATAAAACAAAAGTAATGAAAAGTGAACATTACAAAGAAATAGGTAAGACTTGTGGAATAGAAGTTAAATATGCATCTTGGAATGAAGATGAAGGAGGTATTTTTCATTCTGATTGTCCACATTTATCTTTAATAGAACTTGCAAGATCAAAAAATATTTCAATCGAGGAACAATATAATAAAAACGAACACAGTGAAGATCTAGATAAAACAGAGGTTCTTAGATTTGCAAAAGAAATAAATAATTTTAAAAGGGATAGGCCAGGCATGGTTGATTTTACAGACATGATAAATCAATTGGTAGAAACAAAAAAATTTCCTAAATTAAAAGTTGCTTTTGTTGATGAAGCACAAGACTTATCTTTAATGCAATGGAAACTTGTTGAGGGTATAAAAAATAATTCAGAGATGTTATATGTTGCGGGTGATGATGATCAGTGCATATACAAATGGAGAGGGGCAAACGTAGAAAGTTTTTTAAATTTAGAAGGTAGTAAAGAAATCCTTACAAAATCTTATAGAGTTCCTGAAAAAGTATTTAACACTGCTGATAAAATAATAAACAGAATACCTAAAAATAAAAGAGTTCAAAAAACATGGATGCCTACAGACAAAAAAGGTTCAGTCGATTACCATGATGACATATCACAAATAAAATTTTCAAGTGGAGAATGGTTAGTGTTAGGCAGAGATAGATGGAAATTAGATGAATTTGAACAACACTTTCAAGACAATAATATATTTTATGAAAGATCTAAAAAACATAATCCTCTGCAAGATAAATTTGAAGTTATAGATTTATATGAAAATAAATTAAAACAAGGTCAATATTTATCTTACGATGAGTGTCATAGTATAAAAAAGAAAATGTTAAACAAACATTGGACTAATAAAATGTTTAAAGCAATGGTTCCAAACAAAATGTACAACATGGATATGCTTAAAAAAGATTTTGGTTTGAATACAAATGAACGTTGGCAAGTAGCTTTGTCAAGAATAGGTGAGAATGATACAATTAAAATAGAAGATCTATTAAAAAAAGGGGAGAGTTTAATAAAAGGTGCGAGAATAAAATTAGCAACAATACATGGTGTTAAAGGTAATGAAAGACAAAACGTTGTATTACCTTTGTGTTTATCAAAATCTTCTTTAGAGGCTTACGAAAAAGACTCTACAGATGAACATCGTTTAATGTATGTAGGAGCAACAAGATCTAAAGAATCCTTACACATAATATATCCAAAAAAAGGAGGTTATCAAATATGAGTAAAGTATGGGACAAACAACACGGAGGATCACACTATCAAAAATATAAAATTCAACCCAGTAAGTTTGTAGTAGAGAATGAATTGCTATATCCTGAAGGTTGTGCTATAAAATATATCATAAGACATCGTGACAAGGGAAAGAAACAGGATTTATTGAAAGCAATACATTTTATAGAAATGATTATGGAGAGAGATTATAATGAAACCGATATTTAAACCACAGACAGAGTGGTTACCACCACAAGATTTTCCTGATCTATCAGATTACAGTGAGATAGCAATTGACTTAGAGACAAAAGACCCTGACCTAAAAACTATTGGATCTGGATCTGTTGTAGGTCGAAGCAAGATTGTTGGGATAGCTGTAGCTGTGCAAGATTGGAAGGGATACTATCCAATAGCTCACGAAGGTGGTGGCAACATGGATAAGAACATGGTCCTTAAATGGTTTCAAAATGTATTGAACACAGATTCTATCAAAATATTTCACAACGCTATGTATGATGTATGCTTTATTAGAGCTGCAGGACTTAAAATCAATGGCACTATCGTAGATACCATGATTGCTGGCTCTCTCGTAGACGAGAATCGCTTTAGATACGATTTAGGTAGTCTGGGTCGAGATTATGTCGGAATCGGTAAAAACGAGGCTGTATTAAAAGAAACTGCAGACCTTTGGGGCATAGATCACAAGGCAGAAATGTATAAACTTCCTGCGATGTATGTTGGTGAATATGCAGAACAAGATGCAGAATTAACTTACAAACTCTGGCAAGAGATGAAAAAACAAATGTATCATGAAGACATTGAAGATATATTTAAATTAGAGACTGAACTTTTTCCTTGCCTCGTTGATATGCGGTTTTTAGGTGTGCGTGTAGATACCCAAGCAGCATATGAATTGAAGCAACAATTAATAAAAGAAGAAAAAGAATGCCTATACAAAGTAAAAAAAGAAACATCAATAGATGTTCAAATATGGGCTGCACGTTCAATAGAGAAAGTTTTTCAAAAACTAAACCTACCATACGACTTAACTGCCAAAACAAGTTCTCCATCATTTACTAAAAACTTTCTGCAGAACCATCCTCATCCGTTGGTAAAACAAATAGCTCGTGCCAGGGAAATAAATAAATCTCATACTACATTTATTGATACCATACTAAAACATCAACATAAAGGTAGAATACATGCAGAGATAAATCAAATTAGATCCGATCAAGGTGGTACAGTAACCGGTAGATTCAGTTACAACAATCCAAACTTACAGCAGATACCTGCACGTAACAAAGAACTTGGACCACGGATCAGAAGTTTATTTATACCAGAAGAAGGTTGTACCTGGGGTTGTTTTGATTACTCACAACAAGAACCACGTCTTGTTACACACTATGCTAGTCTTGACGGACTTTATGGTGTTGATGAAGTATTAGATGCATACAACGACGGTGAAGCAGACTTTCACCAGATTGTAGCTGAAATGGCAAGTATACCTAGATCACAGGCCAAGACTATAAACCTTGGTTTATTTTATGGTATGGGTAAAAATAAATTACAGGCAGAGCTGGGTATATCAAAAGAAGATGCTAATGATTTGTTTAGACTTTACCACGACAAAGTACCTTTTGTTAAGATGTTAATGGAGAGTGTAATGCGTAGAGCCCAGGACAAAGGTCGCGTTAGAACTTTATTAGGTCGTAGATGTAGATTTAATTTGTGGGAGCCTAATCAGTTCGGGATACATAAAGCATTAAATCATGAAGATGCACTTGCGGAACATGGACCAGGGATCAAACGAGCATTTACATACAAAGCATTAAATAAATTAATACAAGGGTCCGCAGCTGATATGACTAAAAAAGCTATGGTAGATTTATACAAAGAGGGTATCATACCACATATACAGGTGCATGATGAACTTGATATATCCGTCAATAACAATGCAGATAAAATAAAAGAGATTATGGAGTCTGCAGTAAATTTAGAAGTGCCTAACAAAGTGGACTATGAATCTGGTCCTAATTGGGGTACAATTAAATGAGGAGTTTTTATGGCTTATTTAAATGCAAATATACCAGTGGAGTACGCACAAATCAGGAGAG